ACAATGAACCAAGAAATAAAGAAATTGTAAAACAAATGGGTAAGTACATTGAAGCTGGCTTCAGCGTTTGTATGTATCCCGATAGTGTTGTGGAAAAAGATATTAATGATATGATACTTTCTGGTAGGTCTCAAAGAGAAATTATAGAACTAATAAATACGAATACCTTTACTGGTATGGAAGCAACTCTGCGATATTCAACATGGAGAAAAGTATGAAAGTTAGGATGATTAGTTATAGTAAACCCTCTCGTGAGATGTATGACGAAGGGTTGATGGATGTGCAAGAGTTAATTGCTTTCTGTGCTCGTGTATCGAATCCAAGCAATCAGTTTAATACTGAGACCTCGGAAAAGCTCATCAAGTATTTGATAAATAACCAACACTGGTCACCACTAGAAATGGTAAGTGCATGTCTTGAGATTGAAACAACTCGAGACATTGCTCGCCAAATTCTACGTCATCGTTCTTTTGCATTCCAAGAATTCTCACAGCGTTACGCAGATCCAACTAAGGATCTACATTTTGAAGTACGTGAGGCGAGATTCCAAGATACAAAGAATCGTCAAAACAGTGTTGAGATTGATAATACTGATGACGCCCAAAGGTTGCTTGCTATTGAATGGGAACGTGCACAGAAACGTGTAATCTATGCTGCTGAAAGAGAGTACAAATGGGCAATTGCCAATGGCATTGCTAAAGAACAAGCTCGTGCTGTATTGCCAGAAGGTTTGACTGCATCACGTATGTATATGAATGGTACTCTACGTTCTTGGATCCACTTTATTCAGGTTCGCTCTGGTAATGGCACACAAAAGGAAAACATTTTAATTGCACGTGAGTGCGCAAAAGTAATCTCGGAGATCTTCCCAATGGTTGAAGGTCTAGTATCAAAATAATAAAAAGGTAATACGTATGACAGATGTTGTTCATGGGATTAATGTAGACTATAGTAGGGATAGTCTGTTTGATGAGTTGGGTAAGATTAGACTAAAAGAAAGTTACATGAGAGATGGAGAAGTATCTCCGCAAGAAAGGTTTGCGTATGTTTCAAAAGCATTCGGAAGTAATCCTGAACACGCTCAGCGCCTTTACGATTACTCCTCTAATCATTGGCTTAGTTATAGTACTCCAATTCTTTCTTTTGGTCGTAGTAAGCGTGGTTTACCCATTTCTTGCTTTCTTAACTATATTGAAGACACAGCGGAGGGACTAGTTGATAACCTTTCTGAAACTAATTGGCTTAGCATGCTTGGTGGCGGTGTCGGTATTGGGTTCGGTATCCGCAGTGCTGACGACAAATCAACAGGAGTCATGCCGCACCTTAAGATGTATGATGCGTCAAGCCTCGCCTACCGTCAAGGTAGGACTCGTCGCGGTAGTTACGCTGCATATCTTGATATATCTCATCCTGATATCATTAATTTTCTAGAGATGCGCAAACCTACTGGTGATCAGAACATGCGTACCTTAAACATGCACCATGGCATTAACATTCCTGATGCATTTATGCAGTTGATTGAGAATGCAATGTTGGATCCAGAAGCAGATGATTCGTGGCAGTTAGTAGATCCTGCATCAAATGAAATTCGTGAAACTGTTTCTGCTAAAGAACTGTGGCAACGTATTCTTGAAATGCGTATGATGACTGGTGAGCCATACCTACACTTTATTGATGAATCAAATCGTAAACTACCTCAACACTTGAAAGATCTTGGTCTAAAGGTTCACCAATCAAATCTTTGTTCTGAAATTATTTTACCAACGAATGAAAAGCGCACTGCAGTTTGCTGCTTGTCATCTCTAAATTTAGAGTATTATGATAACTGGAAAACCCATCCTACTTTCCTTGCTGATATTGCAGAAATGCTTGACAATGTTCTTCAGTATTTTATTGATCATGCGCCTTCCACAATCAAACGTGCAAAATATTCCGCAATGCGTGAGCGAAGCATCGGCATCGGTGCGCTGGGTTGGCATGCCTACCTGCAAAAGAGTAACCTCCCATGGGAATCTTCACTAGCAGTAGGTAAGAATAAACAAATCTTTAAAACTATTAGAGAGAAATTGGATGAAGCGAATAAGAAATTGGGATTGGAAAGAGGTGAAGCACCTGATGCTGTGGGTACTGGGAATCGTTTTAGTCATCTTATGGCTATTGCTCCCAATGCTTCTTCTTCCATTCTCATGGGCAATACTAGTCCTAGTATTGAACCTTATCGTGCCAATGCTTATCGCCAAGACACTCTATCGGGTTCTCACCTAAATAAGAATCGTTTTCTTGATAAGGTTATCAAGACTCACTTGTCTCCTGATGGTTCTCCATTAACACCAAAGGGTGACGATGAGTATCAACAAATCTGGAGTAGTATTATTGCCAATGATGGATCTGTTCAACATATTGATTGGATGGATGATTGGACTAAAGATGTGTATAAAACATCAATGGAAATTGACCAACGTTGGGTTGTACAACATGCATCTGATCGTCAAGAGTACATTGATCAAGCGCAATCGTTGAACGTATTCTTCCGTCCAGATAGTCATATCAAATATATCCATGCTGTGCATTTTCAAGCATGGAAGCAGGGTTTGAAGACTATGTACTACTGTCGTTCTGATAAGATCGCAAAAGCAGACAAAGTGTCTAAACGAATTGAACGAGAAGTTATTAAAGAGATCGATCTTCAAGCATTAGCTGAAGGTAATGAATGTTTAGCATGTGAAGGTTGACCATGGACGCATACGATATCGCTGATAAAATTAAAAAATATTGGGCAGCATTATATCCTAAAAATAGTGGTGAACTAATTAAACCACGATCTACTATTAGAGTATGCGTTTATATCCCAGAAGAAGGATTTAAGGATGTCGTTGGCGTCAGAATATTCGACGACTTTATAGAGTTAAAATTGGAAGAAGACAAATGATTAAAAAAATAGCAAGCAGACTTACAGACGAAAGAACGCACTTTAAGCCATTCAATTATCCATGGGCATATGACGCATGGCTAAAACACGAGCAAGCGCACTGGCTTCATACAGAAGTACCTATGGCTGAGGACGTTAAGCAATGGAAAAAGAGTTTGACGCAACAGGAAAAGACATTCCTGACCAATATCTTTCGTTTCTTTACACAGGGTGACATTGACGTTGCTGGTGGATATGTTAACAACTATCTGCCGTATTTCCCTCAGCCTGAGATTCGTATGATGTTGATGGGCTTTGCTGCACGTGAAGCCTTACACATTGCTGCATATTCTCATCTAATTGAAACGTTGGGGTTACCTGAGGTTACATACAGCCAGTTTATGGAATACCAAGAGATGAAAGACAAGCATGACTACGTGCTTGATATTTCTTCTAAGAATGGCACCATTGAATCTACTGCTACCCACATTGCGGTGTTCTCTGCATTCACTGAAGGTATGCAACTGTTTAGCTCATTCATTATGTTGCTAAACTTTCCACGTCATGGTCTCATGAAGGGTATGGGTCAAATCGTTACTTGGTCTATCGTTGACGAAACTATGCACTCTGAGAACATGATGCGCTTATTCAAAGAGTATGTAAAAGAAAATCCAGAAATCTGGAATGACGAACTAAAGGGTAAGATATATACAATTGCTGAAAAGATGGTTGAACTTGAAGACAAGTTTATTGACTTGGCATTTGCTGAGGGTGATATGAGAGAACTAACTTCTGAAGAAGTTAAAAAATACATTCGCTACATTGCTGATCGTAGACTTATCGGTCTTGGTATGAAGGGTATCTTTAAAGTAAAGAGAAATCCATTGCCATGGGTCGAAGAAATGATTAATGCCCCAGTGCATGGCAACTTCTTTGAGAACCGTGTTACTGACTATGCAAAGGGTGCTCTATCTGGTACATGGAATGATGTATGGGGCAAGGCTGCATAATGCTAGATAGATTAATCGAGCAGTACAAAGAAATGCATGAAGGTGATTCTGTTTTTCCAGGTGACTCATTATCTCAGCATGGTGCAAGCATTAAACAGATAATTGATATCTCTGACTCGAAAACACTATTAGACTTTGGCTGCGGTAAGGGATATCAATATACAAAGATGAACCTACATAAAGAATATTTCAACAATATAATGCCATCCCTTTATGATCCAGGAACTAAATACAGTGATTTCCCTGAGGGGATGTTTGACGGAGTTATCTGCACCGACGTTCTCGAACACATCGAAGAAGAGGATCTTGATGAAGTTCTGGGGCAAATTTTTAGTAAAGCGAACAAGTTTGTTTATCTTGGCGTGTGTACTATTCCAGCACTAGCCATATTACCTGATGGAAGAAATGCTCACGTTACAATTAAACCATTTCAATGGTGGTTAGATAAAGTTTTACCATTCTCTAAAACTGCAACACAACTGTACTGTTACGGTGATGCTAAGTGTGTTGCTCGTATGGAAAACAATAATATCTATTTTAGGAAAGAACGCTAATGACAACAAAGATTTTTGAATGTGAATCGTGCGGGAATGAAGGTAAGATAGTGGTAAAAGGAACTGATGTTCAGTTACAAGACATTGTCTATTGCCCTGTATGCTCTGCTGATATCTACGAAGACGAGGAGTTCGACGAAGAAGAATAAATAGTCCACTATGTGGACATTTAAAAACTCTATTGTTGAAAAGTTACCCGAAGACTGCGTTGGCTTTGTTTACTTAATTGTGAACAAAGCCAACAGTCGTATGTATATCGGGAAGAAATTGGCGAAGTTTTCTAAAACTTCCACGAAGACTGTCACACTGAAAAACGGCACTAAAAAGAAGAAGAAAATAAAATCTAAAATAGATTCTGACTGGTTAGAATATTATGGTTCTAACATTGAACTGAATAAGGACGTAGAGACCCTTGGTGTTGATTCATTCACCAGAGAAATTCTCTTTTATTGTAAGTCCAAAGCTGAGTGTTCGTATGTCGAGGCAAGAGAGCAATTCTCTAGAAAAGTCCTTGAAAGTGATGAATACTACAACGGGCAAATATCATGCAGAATCCACGGATCACACATTAAAGGTAAAATATGACCTATCTATTATTTGGGATAGCACTAACTCTATCTGCAGTTGCTGAATGGTACGCAATTGTAGGGCTTATGGCTATATTCGCAGCATCACCAATTTCTATTGCAGTGATGGGTGCACTCTTAGGTGTAGCTAAGCTAGTTATAGCTTCATGGATTTATAAGAACTGGAAAGAGATTCCACTACTATTGAAAAGTTACTTTGTAGTAGCTCTTACGATTCTTATGATGCTAACCTCAATGGGCATCTTTGGATATCTATCCAAAGCACACTCGGATCAGAGTTTAGTTAGTGGCGATGTTCAGGCAAAGATTTCCGTATACGATGAAAAGATTAAGACCGCAAAGGATAATATAGATGTTAATCGCAAAGCACTTAAACAGATGGATGAGGCAGTGGACCAAGTCATGGCTAGGTCAGCTGATGAAAAGGGTGCTGATAAAGCTGTATCTATCCGTCGTAGCCAGCAAGTCGAGCGGAAGCGATTATTGGCTGAAATAACAGCTGACCAGAAAACAATAAGTAGCCTAAATGAAGAACGTGCACCAATCGCTGCAGAAATACGTAAAGTGGAAGCAGAGGTTGGTCCTATAAAGTATATCGCAGCAATGATATACGATGATATTGTAGAAGGAACGTTAGAATCTGCAGTTCGAATCCTTATCGTTATGATCGTTTCGGTGTTTGACCCTCTAGCTGTATTACTTCTAATAGCAGCTAATTGGCAGCTCAAACGAGATCGTGGAGAACCTATAATTCCACCAGTTATCGTTCCGATAGAAGAAACGATTCTAGAACCAGTTATAACAGAAACTCCTGTAGAACCTCCTACTGTAGATAAACAGAATCCGACGTCAGAAAAGATCGTCGAATACGATTCTGCAGGGAGAAGAATCACACCATAAATTGCAATAATCCTAAATATATTCTGTAACACAGAACAATATTAACTGGATATCAAAATATGGAATACTTCAAAATAGTAGCCGAAGTTGGCTTCCCGATCGCTGCAGCCATTGCAGCTGGATATTTCGTTTTCCTAACACTAAAGTTCATCCTGGCTGGAGTTACATCTGGCGTAAAGAGCATGAGCGGTATCATCAGTGCATTAGATAAACGTGTAGCAACTATGAATCATGACGTAGTTCGTATTGATACTAAAGTAAGTCATGCTTTGGGAATCCCACCAGATTTAGATAGAATAGCAAGAGCGGAACAAAGCGATGCGAGACGAGATTGAATGCAAATATTGCGGTGCAATGACTAAAGAATATCCATGTCATGACTGTGAATACGAAGAACATAAAAACGAACAAGATGTAGATTGGAGTGATTCTAATGGATATAGCAGGACTGATCAATAAATATGGATTTCCAATTGTCGCAGCAGGCGGCATGGGATATTTTGTATTTTATGTATGGACATGGGTTACAACAGAAATTAAGCCTGTTATGTCCAGTGCCAGCGAAACACTTATCGCTTTGATCGATAGAATTCGTATGCTGGACAACGACCTGATTCGTTTGAATCAGAAGGTTAACGTTATTCTTTCCCTAAGAGATGCGAAGCACAATACTAATAATAACACTACTGATAACTAATCCTGCAGCAGCGCAATTAGCATTTCAGTTCAAGTCACCAGCATTTAATGGTGTTGGATACTCGTCACATGTTCAGACAATTGAAAACACTGAACGAACTCGTAACGATGCAAGAGAAGCTAAAATACTTCAAGAAGCTAAAGATGTAGCAGCAGAAGCAAAGAATACAAACTTACAAAAGTTCTTAAACAACTTTGAGTCTCGTGTTTATGCTCAGTTGTCTTCTCAATTAGTTAGCACGTTGTTTGGTGAGAACCCACAAAATACTGGTGTTGTTACCATTGAAGGTAACACGATTCGTTATAATAAAACTGGTGATGAAATAAACTTAACCGTTACAGGAAAAGATGGAAGTCTCACTCAAATAATAATACCAGTCGGGCAATTTAAGTTCTAATGAAACTCTTATCACTACTTTTATCTTTAGTTCTGGTTGGATGCGCTGCTCCAGCGATGCAGTTTAATCCAAAAGAAGCAGAGCAAGTAGAAAAGACTAAATTTAAAATTCCATTTCCAGAACCTGAAAGTGGACAACCTATTGTAGTAGCTGTTTATGCATTTACTGATAAAACTGGTCAAAGAAAAGATGGTGGTTCAATAGCAAAATTCTCTAGCGCAGTAACTCAAGGTGCTGAGTCTTTATTGTTGAAGGCACTGGCTGACGTTGGAGATGGTAAATGGTTTAGAATCGTTGAGCGTGTAGGACTTGACAATTTATTAAAAGAAAGACAGCTTATAAGAAGCGCAAGAGAAGAAGCCAAAGAGCCGAACATTCTTCGCCCTATCTTATATGCTGGTATGATAATTGAAGGTGCTATTGTTTCTTACGATACAAATCAACGCACTGGTGGTTTTGCTTGGAGATATCTTGGTATAGGACCAAGTGCTCAATATCAAGAAGACATTGTTACGGTCTCCATACGAGCAGTTAACGTACAGACTGGCGAAGTTATAATGACAGTTAATACTCAGAAAACTATTTTGAGTGTAGCAACCTCTGTTTCTACTTTTAAATTTATAGATCAAGGAAGAAACATTTTTGAGAATGAGATTGGTAGCACATCTACAGAACCTGGAATATATGCAATTAAAGCAGCTGTTGATTTAGCTGTAGAACAAATGGTATACCAAGGCGAGCGTAAGGGGCTTTGGAAGTTTAAACAACTTGGAGAAGATAAATGAAAAAGACGATACTAGCTAGTATTATGTCTTTGTTACTCGGCAATGCCGTTGCAAGTGGGAATAATAGCGTTTACATCGATCAAACAAACGCTGATAATTCGATAACTCTTATAACACAGACTGGTTCTGGTAACCAAGTCGGTGATCGCACAAACATGTTGACCCCATCATTTGTTATTGATGGGAATGCGATGAATCTGACCATCGAACAAGATGGTATGAATAACACAATTATTGGTAACTTTATTGGTGGAGATTCTACCAAGAGTATCTATCAAATAGGTAGTGGAAACACATCTAAATTTGATATGGGTAACTTTGGTACAAACGGTGGTCTTATCGTAATGACGCTTACTGGTGATAACAACAATACTGAATACACCATGGCATCAACTGCCAATACTGGAAATTACAACTATACATTAACCGTTACTGGTAACAATAACACCATTAATTCTACGATGAATAGCAAATACATTGTGAACACGATAACAATTACTGGTGATACTAATACCTTTACTACTGTTCAGAATGGTGCCAACGGAACTGCTATGAATCCTGGACATAGAATCGAAAGCACCGTAATTGGTAATAACAATGCTGTCTCAATAACACAAAACGGAACTGTTACACCAAACTATGTCACGCTTAATATTGCTGGTAATAGTACTTCTACTACTATCGTTCAGCATTAATGCTAACGCAAATATTGGTAAAGTTACAGAGCAAAAAGGTAGCGGTGAGATAGTTAGAAGTAAGAATAAGGTCGACGCTAAGATAAATTCTGGCGTCGAGTCTTTTGACACAATCAATACAGCCAACGGTGTCGTTGGAATCACATTTCAAGATGATACGAAAGTTCGTGTAACTGAGCATTCAAAGCTAGTTATAGATGATTTCGTCTATGATCCAAAATCAAAGGGCACAGGCAAACTTGCCATGAAAGTCGCCCTTGGAACAGTCAGATATGCATCTGGTGCTGTTGCCAGAGAAAACTCCAAGAACGTAGACATAAAAACACCAACTGCCACTGTTGCAGTTCGTGGTACTGCATTTACAATGACTGTTGACGAAATAGGACAGTCAATGGTTATTCTTCTTCCAAACGTAGATGGATCTGTTGGCGCCATTGATGTTATAACAAGCGCAGGCATAACTACATTAAATCAAGCGTTTCAGGCAACATTTGTAACAGGCTCCGAGCAAAAACCAGCAGCTGCAGTTATACTCAATTTATCTGAGTCTATGATAGATAACATGTTGATTGTAAAACCGCCAAAAGAAATCATAAGAAGGCTACAAGAAGAAGCGTTAACAAAGAACGATGCGCTTGCTTATACAGAACTTGATAAAAACTTATTAGATGTTCCAGTATGGAAAGATGATTTACCATTCAATGACTTAAATATAAATACACTAAGTAACAACTACCTAGAGAATGCTCTGGATACTATGTTTATGAATGCATTTCGTGTTGGCTACGATTCTGTCACTCAATTGTATGTTATAGATAAAGGTGAATCGTGGCAGTTAGATCGTCATGTCAAAGACAGTTTCACTATGCTAATAAATAAAGATCGAGGATATGAAATTATTCTGCTACAGAATGGAACATT